GTCGCTGTTTTACCCTTCCCGGAGGCCATGTTTGCGATATTCTGCCATTCTCCCTCGGAAGTCGGAACCGTGGAAGACCACTTACACCCGAAGACTTCGACATCTATGGACCCCGTCCCCCCGATTGTAAACGATACGGAGGTCGGGGATTCGTCGGTCAAGACGATGGTAGGATTCCCCGCCGTGATCGTATACACGATCCTCTTGTCCTCGGCGTTCCCGGACCACGAAATCGTCTTCGATCCCGTGGTGGAATAGGATCCAGTGCCAAGGGATACTTCGGCATCCTGCGATTCTTTTTTGGAGAATACCCCGAGGCGTTTTATGATCTTGTCGTAATTTTTGCGACGCGATCCAATATTCTCCATGTTCGAATAGTTGAAAACATTCGTTTCGTTGAATACCGAAGGGCGCTGTTTAAAGAAAAATACGTTTTCATCGATCCCAACATCATAGGCGACATACGCAAGATAGCGCGGGAGCCCATCTTGCCAAGTGCATTGTATGAGTTTTTCCAATGCGGAATCGCCCTTTTCGCTCTTCCCGAGGCCGACCGCGAGAACGCGAACGGCGAAAGCCCCGAGATCATCAATCGATGTCGTGGTATATGGGATCCCGCAGGAGTCGAGGACAATTTTGATCGCGTCATCGATCGCCACGCCTCCCGATAGGTCCGGGAAATTGAAATCCGTTTCCTGGGCGCGTTTGAAAATATCCCGCCCAGAACAAATGACCGTCGCCATTTCGGGGGCGGGTGGATCCGTGAATTCCGGCGTATCCAAATGAAAGATCGAATAATAGATCCATTCGATTTTCGAAGATGTTGACACCGAAACGGTTACCGGTAGCGTGTCACCATACGTGCCTCCTATTCGAACGATCGCGATATATGCCCACTGGCCTACGATAGAACACGGAAACGTATCCGCCCCCCCCGTGGTGACGCCAAGATAAGTCCAGTCGGAGGAATTGTGCCCCTCGATCGATTCGACATTTCGAGCCATCGCATAAACGGCATATCCGCTATTCGGCGCGGTGACCGTTACGGAATTTATTTTATCGGCGTTCGCTTGGCTGGACAATCTCTTTCGATAGATAACATATCCATAGGCGCCATAATGTGCATCGCCATATGTCGCTCCATCCCCATAGAGCCCCGGCGAGATATCTTTAAACCAAGTATTGGCATTTCCGACAGTATTTAATTGGTCGGAAGATCCATCCATCTTGAAATAATACGGGAAGTATATTCCGATAGACTGACTAGATGGTTCCCCGAAATTCGAAAGAACATATCCCGCGCGTAACCTAACCCGAGTGTCGGCGTCCAGTAAATCCGCCCAGGCGGTCCCGCTCCCCGGTGAATATTTCCCGTCGAAATTCTTTACGGTGAATTTTACCGTCGAAGGCTCGGGGACAAGCGGGATTGCTGAATAGTCGAAACGCATCCCCTTGGAGTCCCAATCGATCCCGGTCTCTTCATCGACATCCTCGATAGTCTCCCAGATCCCATTATTTTTTACTGCGATTTCAACCACCGACGAAAGTTTAGGCCCGGATAGGGAGCCTATAATTTCGTCCGTCCTCTCGGAAGTGCTAGCGGTCCTCACAAGTACCCCACTGAAGTGATCGAAAGAGTGATGAAATACGTCTTCCCATTCCCCCCGGCCTGACCCGATTTTTGGGGAACATCGATATTGACTAGCATCGGGAAATAGGTGGAATCGAGATACCCCGGGATGACCGTGGGGGTATAAGAGAGTTGTCCCGATGGCTTATTAAGTAGAGCGAATAAAGCCGCCTTCTCCGATGCTTTCAGGCGGATCGTCAGGGTCTCCGTGTATCGCTTCCCCGCCGATACCGTTCGAAGATTCCCGCCGACCGTGCGGGAGGTCGATTGTTCATTCTTAAGGAAATCGTCCAATTGTTGCGGGCCGGTATAAGTGAAAGTATCGATTCCATCGGTTAGGATCATGTTACTTCCTCACGAAAACGTCTGTCCCTAGTTTCCGCTTGGCATCGTTAATGAATTTCATTGGATCCTGAATGCCGTGCGCTGTCAAGGAAAAAACTCGGTTGTCGTTTTTCGTGGTAACGCTTCGGGCATCGTTGTAACTGCTCGAGTTATTCGTTGCGGAGGGCAAATTTGCGAGCATCCGGGCCGTTTTATCTGCGGGGATGATGGTATCCCCCCGGCCAAGAATGCGAAGTTCCGGGCCCTTCTCTCCTACGAGGGACAGGCCACCGGCAGATACACCCCCACTGGCAAGAGCCGGGATTTCTTGGGCCGCGATGAGGGCTAATTCCGTAGCGCCCAGGGCCCCCGCTGCAATGGCAAACGGGAATGGCGGGATCGGGAGCGCGGCCGCACCACCGATAACCGCTTGGCTTACAGAAATGCCCGCCGAAGCCAGTTTAATGATCTTGTCGGCAACGGCCGCATCGTGCTTTAACTTGCGCTCTTTTTTGGCGGCATCTTGCTCTAGAGCATCCTTCTGCACCGCGTAATCGTGATCTTGATTTAGCCGAATAATGGAACGCTCTTTTTCTTTCGCGAGAGTCATATCCCCGGCCGCTACGGCATCATTATATTCCTGGGTAAGTTTGGCTAGGTTATCGGCGTAATCCTCTTCCCTCCGTCCCCGCTGGATATTCGCTTGGGTGTCTTCGAGTTCCCGGAGTTTATCAACGGTCTCTTGGTATGCTTGCTGCTCTTTGAGTTGGCCGAGTTTCACAAGGTTATATGAAATCTTTGCCGCTTGATCGACTATTTGATTGATCTTGTCTGCCACTTCCTTAGCAGCATCGATTTTGATTTTCGATAACTGCTTTTGGAATGCAACTTCGGTGCGTGCGGTTCTAGCGTCCGCCTCTTGTTTGGTGATGTACCCGCTCTGATAAAGAGATTTGATACCGTCGAGTTGCTTCTTGCGCTCTCCCTCTGCTTTTGCCGTTTGCGCTTTTTCTGCTTCTTGTATGTATGAATAATAATCTTCTGAGATTTTTATATTGAGTTCGGATTGAGTTTTCAATTCATCCGAAAGCATTTTCTTTAGAACCAATTCCCTTTGACCGCCAGCCTCGACATGCTTTAGGTATTCGGTTATTAGTTCTATTTTTGAGTCAAAGCCCTTTTTGTCGTAATTTTCAATTAATTTATTTATGTCCGTCTGGGTTTGAATTTCTTTTTTTGCTGCATCAGATTTCGCCTTAGCAAGGATCTCTATTTTTTCTTTGGCACCGTCGATCATTCCCTTGAATCTCTCTAATTCTTTTACGTTTTTTGCTATCTCATTACCGTAAGCAAGGGCGGCGATCCCGGCGGACCCAGTTGCGTTTTGTGCGGATCGTAAACTGTTTTTTTGAACCTCCATTTTTTTATTGAGTTCTTCGACTTTTGATGCGGCGTATTCAATTAGGCGAGTGTATTGTTCCTCCGTTTGGCCGCTCTCCATTACTGCCTTTTTTGTCTGCTGGTGAAGACGAAGGCGTTCCCCCTCTGGGACAATAGAATTATATATGGAGTCGGCTAGTTCATCGTTTGATTTTTTTAACTGCTCTTGTGCATTTTGAAGTTTCCCATAATCACCGGCAAGCAGAATCGCCACCGCAGATATTGCGCCGAGAGCAAGACCAACCGGCCCCGCCGCCGCGTAAAGAGCAAAAAGGGCAGGAACAAGAGCCATGATCCCAACCGAAGCGGCCTTTATCGGACCAGGAAGCATAACAAAAGATTTTATTGCACCCTGAATATACGGCATCACACCAGAAAGAGCCGGGACCAGAGAATCACCTAATGATTTTTTTGCGTTCTCTATGGATGCTTTGATTTGCTCCATTTTATCCGCGGCAGACAAAACTCCATCTCCGTACTTTTTGACAAAAGGCGTGACGGTTCCCATCACGACTCCGAGCATTTCGGTTTTCGACATAACCCCGACTGCTCCATTTTCCATATCTTTAAATGCAGCAGCAGAAAACCCTAGTTCCTTTAGAATCCTTGGGTTTTGCTTCCCGATTCCTTCCGCCATCTGCATAAAGACTTCTTCCATGCTCTTTCCGAGCGTCTTCCCCTTTGCGTCGGCGAATTGCATCATCTCGGCTAAGGTGTCCACATCATTTGTAACGCCAAGCGCCATAGCCCTAGATGCGAGCGATACTAATTTAGTATCGCTAATCATGCCCTTCGATGCCTTCCCCATCTTTTCGAGAACCTCATCGGCGGCGACCCCAAATTGCTCCTTCATGGCCGCTGCGGTCTCTTCGAATTTTGCGGATATTTCGGCAGCCTCAAACCCTTTTTTCAAGGATTCAAAAGCCTCCATCCCCGCTCCCTTAATGGCTAAAAAGTTTTTTTCTACTTTTTCCTGTATGGTCTTGAAAATATTACCAGACTTCTCCTCTAAACTTTTCGATTCTTTTACTAAAGATTCTACCCCCGCCGTGAATTGGTCGCTCTTTAGAACGGCCTCGATTACGGCGGTTACATCTGCTCCGGCCATTCGTTCACCCCGGCTTTTTGATTTCTTTCGCCCGTTCCCGCTCTTGCTTCTGCAATTCGAGTATATAGGGCTCTAACGAGTCCGATGGGTCGGACAAATATTTCCCGGACATTCCAGCCAAGTTCGCCAGCCAAGACGACACACATACTTCCGAGACTTGGCTGGCTCCCATCTCCCCCATGAGTAAATTTAAACTCCTTTTCGTGGCGTCGAAGTTGTAGATGTAGGTCATCAAAAGAATCTGCATGACATCATCGGTCGTAGCGTGCTTCTTAAAATAACCGATCGACACCTTGGGGAGTTTGTAAAACTTATTCGTGATAGGATCGATGTAATTCTGTTTTTTAAGGATCGTTTTATCGATGAGTCGGTAGATCCATTTTTTGATTAGGCGATCTTTCAGGATGATCTGATAGAGTTCCGTCCCGCCCTGGATCATCTTGATTCCGACCTCTAGACCGGCGTGTCGGGCCGCGATGAGTCCCATCACCTTTGCGTATTCCGTGAAGAACACATCCATGGTCTCCATCGTGAACGTGCCAACGTAGATTTTTTTCTCCCCGATCGCGATGGGGAGCGGAATTTCCCGGATCAAAATATAGTCGGCTACCTTGTCTTTGAGAAGTTTATCGATAGAGGGCCGACTGAGCACGTACTCATTAATGAGTTCGCGCGCCTTTTTGATAATCCCTATCGTCTTCTCGGCTTCCGTGCCGAATAGTTTTTCATTCGTTGCTTCCATCGCGCCTCCTTAAATGAGAGGCGGGGGCCGAAGCCCCCGCCCATTGTCCCTTAGGAGACGGCCTTCTGGATCGTCCAGTAGGCCAAGTCCTTCGAGGTATCCACGATCGAAGTATCCTGAAGGAACCGCAGTTCCATCGGACATTCGGCGTAACTCCCGGGAGTGCCGAGAGCGATGGAGCCGGTCGGCTGCACGATCCCCCGGCGCACCGTAAGCGTAATGATGCGCCCCGTTCGGGATTGAGTGGTGAAATACCACTTCCCTTCACGGAAAGCGCCGGGATTGCTCCCCACGTTCACGATGTTATTATTCGCGTCGGAATCGCGGTCGATATCCGCATTCAGGGCGAGCGCCAACACGTTCTCGTTTACCACCTGGGCGAAGGCGAAGGACATTTTCATGTCCACCTTGTCCGGGTCCACGATGAAGAGCGATTGCACGCCACTGGAATTGTCCCAGAATTCGGCAACGCCGACGCCCGGGGAAAGTTGCTTCTCGGGCTTGGTCTTCCCGACGTAAACGAGGCCCGCCCCGTCGAAATCGACCCACACGCGAAGAGAAGCCTTGATGAATTGCGCCTTGTCATCGCCGGTAAAGGCAATGGGGGCGGAGGCTGAGGTAGCCATTAATTGGTCTCCTTGTTTTTCGAGTTCCCTATCGATTCCCTATCTGCCAGCAAATTGTCTTCCCTGGGCGGGTACACCATGGGCGCATCCACGGCGGGAAGGCGTTTGAAGGCGTCGTAAAAATCACTTGGCGGAATGTCAGTGCAAGGTGCTTTAAAGCAGTCCTTGGCTTGATAGTTGTAATCATTCATGGCGTTACCATGAAGACATCCAACATCTTGCAGGTCAGAGCAAGGGCGACAATTAATGTTCTTTACCACCACTTCGCGCGGGCCCTTGTAGTAACGGAGCCGAAGGTCGGGATTCATCTTCCCGAAGAACGCGACCGTGGGGATATGGAGAGTGAGTGCCACATGAAGTAGCCCGCTATCCACGGCCACCATGGAATCGAGCGCGGCGATGGTATCGATACATTGGGTAAGGTTCGTCTTCCCCTGAAGGTCAATGATGTTCTTGTGCTTCAGCGTGAGGTATGGACGATGCCCCATGATGACGATACGGAGTTTGGGATCGCTCTGGATGAAGTGCGCGACGATCTTTTCCGCCCGCTCTTTTGGGAATCGCCGGTAGGTATCCTGGGCGTCGAATTCCATCCCGACATAGCGCATCCCGGACTCGCGCTTAAATGATGGCTTGCCGAGTTTCCAGTATAGGCGCGGTTCTTTGTCGGCGGGGATGACGTTAAGCATCAGCGAGTAGATATCAGACCGGTGAACCATGGCCCGCTTCTCATGTTTCTCACTCGCGTATCTCATGTCTGTTACATCGTCAAAGTCCCCGGCATTGTGCGCGATGTCCCCGATATGCTTCATGGGCCCGAGGAGATATTTAATCGATGGGTGCCACTTGTAGGGATCGACAAATTTGGTCATAAGCGAAACATTGCGCCCGCCCTCGGCGAGCGTGCGAAGCGTGGGCTCAATTAGAAGAAGATCCCCCAGGCCGGAATCCCTAATGACAAGTTGATGATAGGCTTTTTTTTCGAGGTATGGCGCGGGGTCGGAAATCACCTTTATGGTCCGCCAAACGTTCATATACTTTAGGGCGATCGCGCGAGGAAGTGGAACGGGCCGACCCGGGCGGAAGGTCTGCATCCTTGGCGGGGAGAGTTCCAGGAGAGGGATTGTAACGTCTTTGTCGTGCGTATTTAAAAGCCAAAGTTCGTCAATATTGCTCAAAGATGTCCTCCAAGTCCTTATATTCTATCACGATCCGCCGACCACGGTAAACCTTCCCTTGGTCGCCTTCGTTCAAGATGGGCGTGATTTGGACACCGAAGATCATTCCTTCCATGAGGCGGTTTGCTGGATCTTCTACAACGGATTTGACTTGGTTCGAAAAATCTAGGATGGCGTTTAGTGAATCCTCGACCAATGGGTAATGACCCATGAGTTCAATTTCGACGCGGTAGAATCGATTCTGAGTCCCGCCCCCGATAACTTCCGTCCTCTCCCCCGCCTCATCGATCAAAATATATGGGTATGCCGTGAGGGGGATTCCTCCTCCCGCCTTCGCCTGGTACCCATACCAAACCTTGGGCGCGTTATCCGCGGCGGTCCCACGGATGAGGCCCTGGGCCCGGGCCTTCTCTAGGAAGCCCCCCACGGCCTTGATGAGTTCCTTCATCGTTGTCGGGTTTGCCATTATTTTTTCCCAAAGAGATTATCTTTGAACCACCGCGTGGTCAAAGTCTTAAACTGCTTCTGCATGGTCTCATCATAGTTTATCGCGGGGCGGTTTTCAAGTAATTTTTTCGCGATCGGATGATCGGATCCATAGGTCATGGAATCGCTTTTGAGTTCCAACATCCGGAACGATTTGCGGAAGGTGCCGGATTTTTGGTTTAGTTTAGACGCGGCGGAATATCGCCCCTTGCTTCCGTCTGTTCCCGTGCGAGGATTCCATTTTTTGAAATCGAGATATCCCGAACCATCCCTATACGTGGGGTGGAGGGTCTTCGGATCATAGCCTTTCCACATCGTCCTATTGGCCGCCATTTGATCCGAAGTCCCCGAGGGTTGAATCCGTGCAAACGTTACCTGCGTTTCCCGGTCCACGAAAACGCCGAGCATCATAAATAAATCTTGCGTTTTGGTATTCAGATTCCCAAGTCTATCCTCTAGGAATTTCGGAAGATCCCGCCAGGCAATAGTTTCCGCCATTACGGAAACTTCCCTTCCTGCTGCGGGCAGTATTCCCCGTATTTGGTATCGCCGAAAGCCGGAAGCGTTCGATCGGTATTCCGGAACCGCTGCCCGGGCCAGTATAGGGGATTCCCGTTGGCGTCAACGAGAATCACGGATCCCTCAAAGAGTTTTTCGCGGAGTTCCTGGTATTCCTTTTGCCAGTATTGAACATCCGTAATTTGCTGCACCGTTCGTTGTGCGCCGTGCATCGAAACAAGGGCCAATTCCGTTGTCTTGAAAATCGATAGCGTCTGGATCGGTTCGTTCGTCGGGTAGGTATCCCCGATCGCCGTAACCTTCGAGAAATCAATGCGCGTTGAAAGGTCCGAACGAATCTGGATATCTGCACGGTCGATCAAGGCTTGTATCTCTGAATCCGAGAAGGTTGGATTGCCTTCCGTGTTGGTCTTAAAGACCGTGAATTTGGATAAAAGTTTTACTTGATCGACCGTGCAATATGCCATGCTATCCCCTTAGGAGATCACGCCGGTGAACAGGTAGGCGCACTGGGCGTCAACCAGGAGTTCATCGATGAGAGAGAGAGCCGTGATCTTGTAGCCGCGCTTCCAGGGCATCGGGTAGCGCATGATGGCCTCGTTCCACTTCAGGTAGGGCGAGTACATGAAGGTCCGCGTTTCCAACGTGGGGTTGGGCTCGCGGTGGAAGAGGATCGCATTCTTCCCGATGAGCACTTCGGCGCTCGGGTCGCTCGCGGTCCCTTGGGCGGTGTTCACGCCGAAGGCACCGGAGATTTGAGGCTCAAGGCCGAGGGAGCGGAGACCGTCCACGGCGTTAAACAGTTTCGGGAACCCGGTTTCGGTGCGCTTGAAATAATCCCGCCACTCGGTGGTCTGGATCATTTTGAGCGCGGTCGCGAGCGAAATGACCAGGGCGTTGGGCACCACGGTCGAATTCGCTTTGATAACCGCCATCGCGTTAAGGATGTCGCTAACGGGCGTGCCCGAGGCGTTATCCCACTTGGTCGAGGGCGTCGAGTTCTGGGTAACGATCGCGGCATTGGTCGCCACGCTGAGCACGCGATTTTCGCGAGCGAGGCGGTGGGCGTCCAGGACGAGCATGGTCTTCTGCTTGTCCAGTTGCCAGTTCGCGTCCATGTTGAATGGGTCTTTGTTCGAAATCCAAGTGCCGATTTCGTGCTCTTTGCACCGATACGTCCCTTCGGTGTATTCGAGTTCGATTTCCTTGGCTTCTTCACCACGCGCCGCGAGATCGTTATAGATCCGCAGGTTGGCCTTGGTGAATTGGGCGTATACGTCGGTTTCGCGGGGAACCACGAAGGGCGGCGCGACGAAATCGGCAACCCGTTCCTGGACCTTGTATTTCGTGGCAAAATTAGTCAGGAATCGGTCTTTCCGAATCCCGCCGTTAATGCCCGTATTGTAAGTGGTAGGCATGTCTCATTCTCCCTTAGATTTTGTAAGTCTCGACCTGGACAGCAACCAAATGGCTGACACCCAGAGAGGCTTCCTTGGCGATGGCGCAGACGTAATCGCTCGTAGTCGCGGCCCGGGCGTAACCCGTGGCGTTGGCGGCGAGGGCCACGTTGCAATTGAAGGTTCCCGCCGAGAGCCAGCCCGTTTCGCAGGTGGGAATGGCGACTTCGGCGACTTCGCCAACGTTGGGCTGATTGAGAAGGATGCCGACGATGCGCCCACCGTCTACGGTATTAAGCGCAACTTGCGTTTTCCCGGAAGCGGCACCGACGCCCATAAGGGCGCGATACTGGCAAGCCCGCAGGTCTTCGCTCGCAACGAAAGACCCGATGGCCCGCTTGGAAAACTTGGGGACTTCGGTAACGATAGCCATGGTTACTCCTGGGGCTCGTTCACGCGAGCGGCGAGAATGTTAGTGGCTTCGATATAGTCCACCTTCTCGACTTGCATGATGCGTTTGATTTCCGCGTCGAGTTCGATGTCGTTTTTAAACGAAACCTTTCCTTTCGCGTTTTGCTTATCGGTCGCGCCTTCGATGTTGTTGACTTCGGAGAAGTCCACGGCGGAGGGGCGGTTGGCGATGTCTTCTTTGAACGCCACGAGGTCATCGGCGCTGGACGCCTTGGCGCTCATATAGTTCTTCAGGTTGATCTGCTTCGCCTTCGGGAGGATCTTCCCTTCGGCGATCTGCGCTTCGATCCAGTCTTCCGCCTCTTTGGCTTCGGCCTGTTTCGCGGCGATCATGGAATCGGCTTTAAACTTCCGCAGTTCGGAGAGTTCGCTTTCCATGGCTTTGAATTTCGCTTTGTCTTTCACTTCTTCCCCTTCTCCATCGCCTTCTTCTTCGCGATCGTCCGGGCGGCCTTCCGCCGAGTCGCCGCCTTCGATGGCTTGGATATCTTTGTGCATGTCTTCGAGTTTTTTAGCGAGCCCCGCGATTTTCTGCGCGATGCTCACTTCTTCGCCTTCCTGGGCTTTGTCGCCATCGGTAGGCTCGCCCTGCATATGCTCTTCCATGCAAGACTTGGCCGCTTCGAGGTGGCCCCGCACTTTTTCCAAGTGCTCTTTGGTAAACATGGTCTTTGCCAAGTTACCCTCCTTTTGGATTTTGTCTTGAAGCACGATCGCGCCTTCATTCTCCGTCCGCTTGCCGCCATGGGCGAGCATTAAGACTTCGAAATCGTCGCTCAAAGTATTCACGGCGGGCTTGTCTGCTCCAAAGAACGTAACCGCCGTCAAAACGTTCTCGTAGGTTTTGCCATTAGTGCGATAGGGCACACCTTTGGGGAAAAACTCCACGGAGCGTTTTTTGAGAGTTCCAGATTGAATTAATTCCGCGACCTTCGCGGGCACCTGCTTAAAGTCGGCAACCAGTTTAGTGCCGACGCGCCGAAGATCCGATACCCACCCAAGGGAGGCGACCTTTAGGAATGATTTCACCTTGTCGGTGTAGGCGTCGTTATGGTCGAGAGTTAGCCAGGGCTCCACCACGCCGGCTTTGAAGTTGGCGATCATTTGATCGAGGTCATCGGTCGTTACCATTTGACGCTTGTTGCCGGACCAAAGCCCTTTATCCAGGATTTCAACGTCTTTGATTTCTGCCATGTCGGGAGATTTCATGCTTACCCTTTCGTATTCGGCGGGTTCGAATTGCTCGGCGGAATAGTGGGCCTTGTCCAGCCATTCCTTTGCTTGCTCGGGGGTGAATTTTGTTTTGTCGAAACGGATGGTTTGAATCTCCATCGGAGCCATCCCATCCTTCTTCCCGAAGACGCCTTCGACCCCGTAGGCGAGTTCCTTAGTTCGGAAGTATGCCGGGTCGAAGAGGTCGGGATCCTTTTGGCGGGCGGTGTGAAAGTTTGGGAACGGCATGGCGGTATTCTAGACCTTTTTCTGCTGTAAATCAAGCACCAGTTGGGCGACCGAAACCATCGGCGGGCCACTTATTCTCGGGGGATACCCCATCGCCCCATTCGGACATGTCCTTTTTATAGTCCTGGTATGAACCGCCTTCGAGTTCGTCGTCGCCCACGAAGACGGGAATCAGGATCGACCTGCAATTGTGGACAAGGATATTCCCCGCAAAAAATGTCTCATCACCCTCCACAGCAAGGTTATGCACCATGCCGCGGTAGTGAGTTTTATTGATTGATTTTATTTTTATCGGCTTCATTTTTAACCCCAAGAATTTTAGATAGTTCTTGCTCTAACTTATACCCAAGAATTGCATCCTGCCCCAGATGATACACCCTGTAGCCTTGGGACGCTAGAAATAAATCTCTTCGCTCTGGCTTCCCGATGCGCTCTTTTTTGTCATGCCAGTAATTCCCATCGGCCTCAATCACAATATTGTGATGGGGGAGCATGAAGTCAGCAAAATATTTTCCGATCTTATATTGCTCTACAAAGTCAACTCCAAGACTTGTAAGGGATTTGGCAACAACCTCCTCGATTTTTGTTCTCCCTTTGTATGAGAAATAGCAAGCGGTATTGCAGAATCTTCGCCCCTTCGCGTATGGTTTCTTCCAGGTGCTTATAAGTTCCTTCCCGCATTTTAGGCACTTTTGATTTTCATACTTCCGCATGGCTTTTGACATGCAAGATTGCGAGCAATAGAGTCTGTTTTTCTTTTTCCCCTTCTGCATGATCTCATTCCCGCAATGCTTGCAGTAAGAAATTCTGGTTTTATTGCCAAAATAAAATACTTCCATGCCTTCTTTTAGGTCTCCGGCATTCACCCATCCGGAAGATGTCATTACGGGATGATCGTGAGTAACGCGCAGACGTTGACCATTCTCAATCTCAATCGTATAGATGTCTTCATCGCGATGCTCCATCATTGCATCGTAAACCTTTCGAAATTTCCCGGTGTGCGTCCTAACGAAATCCCCTTTACAAACGTCCTGGATATTCTTTTCACCTTCCAGGCAAATGACTTTCGTATCGGGCAATACCGCATTGAAATGGTTCGGCGGGGTGATACTCGCTAGGATAGGATCCGTCTTCAAGATGATCTGACCATTATGCTCATCGCAGAACGGGGAGGTCGCATCATCGATTATGGCGCTGTACTCGTATGCCTCAATCATGGGCGCAATCTCGGGGCTATCGAATAGCGCCGAGCGTCCTTCATTGTAGGCCGTAGACGATGCGGTGCGGAAGGTGGTCACCTTATACCGGTCCTCCTCTTGCTGGATCGCGGCGGTGATGCCGGTAAGGATCGCATCCACGCCAAGATCAGCACGGAAGCCCTCGCTTAGTTTTTGGAAGATATTTTTAATCAGGCGATCCTCGATATCTCCCGCCGACTGAAACGCGATATCCTTAATCTGTTTCAAGTATTCCGCATCTTCCGCCGTGATCGTTCCCCATTCATCATGCTGCGACATGTATTTTTTGATGAAGTCGCGATTTAGCCAGTCCTTTTCGCTTTCAAGGCTCGCGAAGGTAACTTTGAATTCTACCTTGTGCTTTAGGGCCTTAAAGCGGGGCTTGGTCTCTTTGATCGAGTCGGATTTCCCGAGAACATAAAGTTTCGCAAGGCACGATTGGATGAGATCCTTCAGGTCTCCCTTGTTGATCTTCAGATTCCGAGCGGCTTCCAGATCCTTATTTTCGATGATCTTTTTATTCTTGATTTGCCGAATCAGGTAATCCTTAATCTCTTTGAACGTCCCCGCGTAGAGCGTAAGGAATTCATCCTCGGTCGAGTTAAGATGCTCCGAAATCTCTTTGAAGTTCACGGGAGGAGTGCGCTTCGATTTAAACGATGCGGGGGCGCGGGAGTGTCCGTGCTTCGTCGTAATAGCCGTGTCGGCCTTGTCGGGCGTGGGCCTGGGCGATGATGCTAGTTCTTCCTTCTCCTGTTTCGACAATTCCGGGATCCCGGAGAATTGCCGGATCCAATGCTCGCGCGGATCCACCACTTTGTTAGCGATGAGAACCTCTAGGAATTTCGCCTCCATCCGGTTGGTGATGTTGTCGAATTCCATGCGCGGATACGCTTTCACATCGTAGTTATAATCCACCATCTGCTTAATCAGGGGCTTAAACAAGGCTTCGAGTTTGTCGTGTTCGCGCTCCACCACGGAGAGGAACCAGTCGAATTGCGTTTTGCCCAGGGCGTAGGATCCGCCGGCCGATTCCGTGATCCCGAGTTTATCGGGGACCAATAGATGGCGGCTGATTTGCGTGTCGAGTTGATCGATGGCGGCGTTATAGGCGTCATCCTTTCCGCCAGTGCCAACGCGGGCCTCTTGGAAGTCGAGTTGAATAATGCCAACGAGTTTCCCGGAAGCCTTGTCGAAGTTCCCCGGGATCATAAACGATTTCTTATTTTGGAACCGTTGAAGTTGCTCGTCCAGTTCTGAAATCTCCCGGCTGTCCATGAGTTTCCGATCGTAGGTGGCAACGGGGATGGGCTTCCCCCAACCTTCGAGGCGTTCATTTCGGAAGTTAAAAATCTTCACCTTGGCCCGGAATTGCGGGAAGATCCCGCGAAGATCGCTCTCGCCGTAGGCGTTGCCATCCTTGATGTATGGATGGGTGAACAGCATAAATTTTTCGCTAAACGCTTTCCCGACTACCTGCTTATGACCGCCGAAGTATCGACCAATCCACATGCCCCGCAGGTTCTTATAGTGGTCATAGATCGGATCAAAAAAGATCGAGTGACGCAGTTTGATCGACTTCAAATAGATCCGCTTCGATTTTTTATTGTATCCCCAGATTTTTTCACCACACTTAAACCCGTAGTAGTGGGCGTCAAGGAAATTATCCATGATATCTTTTAACGGGGTGTGAACCTCGCCCAGGGTGAGACCGTGGAGTTGGGTCTTGATATCCTCGGCGATCGCAATATCTTCATCGCTATCCGAAGCGGGGACGATATTGCACGGAACGGAAAGGATCATCCGTTTTTTCAGTTCCGTTACGGACTTAATGCGATCGTCGCGAAGCATAATGTCATAGAAGCGGATCGTCTTATGCTTCTCCCGGAGGAATTCGTCCGGGTTCATGTAGGGGACTTCGATCCCTGCCCAGAGGTCGAGATTCCTTTCAAGGATGTTCGATTGCAGATCCTTGGCGTTTAGGTCTCCCGCAATCACTTGGTCGAGGATCGTTTCGAATTGGTCGAAGGGGTAGTCGGGACCCCCGAGCGGATTTCGAGCCATCGATGGGCCATCGTAAACGGCCTTGCGCCCGGTGTTTACCGGCTCGCCTTCTCCGTCTGCATTGATCCGCGCGTTCTCGATATTCGCCTTGGCGATTTGGTCGCCCGTTACGCCGGGCACGCCGGGATTAGTCACGTTCCCCGCCGACTGACTCGGGGCGATTAGGTGCGGGGGTTGGTTACTTGTGCTCGAAACTCCGGAGGGAGTATCGGAAGGCCCGGCGACGAATTTCGTAAAGGGAACGTGGACGCCTAAAATGTTCATCTGATAATTATCCTTCCCAAAGATTTCCGAGAGTTCATTACGCCCTTTACCCTCATGTCTGAGTATATAGCATAACGTAAGGCATCGGGGCAATCATCGTCTTTTTTTAGGGGCTCATCTTTTAGCCCGCTTCGGCCATTGGAATACACGTAGTTTTCAAGTTGCCGAATTGTCGTGGTGCAGCCTTCCCAAATTTGGAGGCCGTATTCCCCATCTCCCCGCTTCTTGAATTTCCCCTGGACGCAAGCGATTCCCTCCGCGACTTCCTTATCGGCTCCCACGGTTTCGATTCCTGTAATGGTCTGAAAGGTCTCAATGTATTCGGGTCGCGCCGTGTCGCCATATGCGATCTCGATATCGTAATCGCCCCATTTGTCCTTAATCATCTCGGCAAGCGAGTGATCGACCAATTGATGCTTGACTGCAATCTCTCCCGCGACGAAATAGCGATCGTCCACTTCACCGATTAGGAGTATCGCTAGAAGGTGTTCATACCCCCAATCAACGCCCAAGATCCACCGGTTGATTCTATGCTTCGGAATCTCGGGGATGACATGCTCGCCACGGATGAATTCGTTATAGATGGCCCCCTCGGCGGATACCCATTTATTTTCAATCATCCGCTGGTAATAGACGCCAGTATAGCGGGTCTTCTGCGCCTCGATGTAATCCTTCCCGACCGTGGGGTTATCCGCGAAAGTGAAGAGCCATTGCCGGATGGCAGAATTCCCGACCGAGTTATCGAGATACTTTGTTTTGATCCAGTGGGAAGGCGTGTCGGCGTTGAATGTCCATATGGCGGGCGTTACCTTCATCACCCCGCTAGATCCATCCCGGCAACGCCCGAGCGCCATTTCGGTAAAACTCTGTGGCTGTCGGGCGGTCTCATCGGAATACCATAGGGCGAGGTTCTTCCCCTGGACGCGACCTTCCGCCCCTTCGGTGTATGCCCCAATGCATACAATCTCAATATTCTTCCCCACCACCATAAACCGATCGACCTTACTAGATTCCGGGATATCGAGAAGCCCATAGCCCGCGTCGATCCGCTTTAGCGGGGTGAGCACGTTATCGCGTAGCGTGTCCGAAGTAACCGCAGAGATTAGGCATATGGAATCCCGCGCGATGACGCTAGTTATCAGGAAATAAAATAGCACGTTCACGGTATAGGATTTCCCGCTACCGGACGTTCCCCAGATCGCCGTGATATCGGGAAGGGATCTTGCGGTCTTTAGGAGTTGGATCTGCTTCGGAGAGAATGACTTCTCTAAGGCGAGTTTCATTCTTTGGAATCATCCAATTCGTCAAGGGCTTGTTGAATGGCGAGGTTCATCGGATGGATATCGCCCTTGATCGAAACATCTTTTCGCTCGATGAAATGGCCCTTAAGTTTCATCAGGGAATCCGCCGACTTCACGCGGATCATATGATCCTTCACTTCCCGATGGGGCATGTTCTGCCCGGTGGGCTCCATCTTGCGGGCTTTCAGGGCGTCGACGTATGCCTTTAGGATCTTGTCATCGGTTAGGCCCGCTCGGTCCATCGCCTTCTCGATCGCGGTCGGGTCGACGTTCTGGATGTTCCTTTCGATCTGCCATCCGGGAGTGGTCTTCCCATAACCCGCAGCCAGTGCGGCTTCTTTTTTGGTAAGCCCTTTGGTAATGGCCCGGATATATTTTGCTTGCCTGGGAGAAATCTTCCTCGGCTTCTGAGGCTTCCGGTCCGCTTGATACCCGCGCTTCTTCTTCGGCGGGGTCGCATCGGTCGGGGATTCTTGATCGCTCATTTTTCTGATTCGTTACGCCCATCAAAGATATCGATAAACTGCCGTATATTATCAACGTCTTTATTGCTCAAAGGAATGGCAAAACCACGATCCATTTCCGTTGTCCTTCCGCCCGTGTAGAATAACAGATGCCAGTCCCCGGATCTGTCTTTGCTCATATCCCGAATGCATCTAAATATTGCATCCCTTGATTCTAGGCGCTGGACGGTCTTTATGTCGCGGTAAATTTCTGAGACCGTCAATCTCTTTGCCCATTCCTTGATGGATCTCATTACATGCCCCTCATTTTTTAAAATACGCTTGCTTCGGTGCGATGGATTCTACTTTGAGTCCGTGAGTCATCGCAAATTCATCGAAGACCGGGCGGATGTTCGGGCAACCTTCCCACCCGTAGTCATCGGTTGCGAGGATCGCGCCGGGAGACATGCGCGGATAGAACCATTCGAGCGCGGCCTTGGTCCCATCGCCATAATCCATGTCCAGGTGAACGAAGGCGAAAGTTTCATGCCCAAGGTTTGACTCTTTGGCGCTCGCGGGGAATAGACCCTTGATGAGAATGGCGCGATCCTTAAAGATCGCTTTAAGCGCCATATACGATGTATCAGCGAAGTCGCCCTTCTTGTGGTGCTCGCCTACGCCGGCCTCTGGGAGACCCTCGAAGGTATCAAAGCCGTAGATCGTGCGCCGGTTCGATACTTCCTCCGCGATAACCTTAAGCGACCCCCCACGGTATACGCCAACTTCGGCAACGGACCCCGGGATCTTCTCGACGCGAGCGAGGAGCACGCGCAGGGCATCGCGCCTTGCATCGTCCAGTAGAGCGGTCATTTCAAAATCAGGCATTGGATTCCCCCAGTGGTCTAAACTTCGATTTTAGCATCGGAACCTTGGCGGGCTCTCCGTTGGATAATTTCAGATCGACAAATTCCATGAACGGGTCAAGGAAAATCAGATAGTCCAAAAGTTCCCGGGATATTTCGTATGCCGTTCCGATGACGGTTTCGCCTTCGGCCTTGATGATGCTCGCGATAGTTTCCGCGTTCACAAGATACGAAACCTTTACCCATCCTTCGAGACATGCCCCGCGCCCTTGATCTTTGATCTTAGCCATCTCGACCTCGGCCATGATCGTCGGGAAGGGCGCGTAGGTGAAAATCTTCAACGGTCGGCCCTCATGGCGTTCATAACCCATTCATCGGAATACCCGTACCAATTCGCGGCGTAGTGGATCATCTTCGCCCCAGACTTCGGGAGCCCGTGGCGCTCCATAAGAGACATGAAATTATATTGCGGCGGAAGTTCGTGAACCTTAAGGCCCCAGGCGTTCACGATCCAGTTTAAATGTGTTTGCTCGACGTAGGTTTCGGTATTCTCTTCGGTCTCTTCCTGCCCGATGCGCTCCCATGCTGCGCCCCGGAGGCAAAACATTCCAACGTTATAGTATTTCGTTGGAGTAATAGGATTCCCGCGCCGTTCACCATACGAACGGACCAGGGCCGCTCGACTAATATTCGTCCCCTCTTGTGGGCATTGGAAGGCGAGTTCATCCACGCCCGCAAAGTCTGCATCGCCCATGAGTTCGAAAATGTTCTCGGCGCTATCGCGGATCAAAACGTCCGCGTCCACATGAAGGATCTTGTTGTAGTCTCGAAGATCTTGGTAAACCCACTTCTGATAACCGATCCACTTAAACCTCGGATCGGGAACGTGGTAAGCGTGAAACTCCGCCCCGCACTTCCGGGCGTACTCGATCATGGCAGGAAATGTAAGTTTTGAGTATTCCCTCGACTTCTGACCGAATGCCATGGACACTAAAATGTTTTTCATAATTGACTTGTTTACGGCCCGGGGAACCTGAATTGTGCTACCGCCGTTCGGCGGCGTCGGCTCAACCCGGGCCGTGCGCTCCGGCGAGGCAACCGGGGCGTGGAAGTATTATAGCCCCATCCCGCAGGTATGGCAATGGGCCTTGTTTTGATCCAGGATGCCCACAGACGCACGCAATGGGCAATGGATGACCTTGGGCCCATCCTAGACAATGGCATGGCCTTAAAATCGATTTTCTCGAAGTTACTTAGGTAACCCGTTTAGAATCTCTCTAAAATATTCGAAAAACCCCTTGTTTTATAGGCTCCCGTTTGATTTTGCCAAAAGTAAGACAAAAATTCTGCTTCGATTTTGATAGCAGATGGTGAAAATCGTTAAAAAAACGCGGTAAAAACCGTGCTTTTCGCGCTGTCTTATTTTTTGTCTTTTGTCTTGTCTTTTTTGGGGTGGATAATACTATACGAGTGGGTTAGGAGGTAAAAGTTTGTTCACCACTAAACAAAGGCGACCCACCCCCTAAAGAACTTGGTAAAAGATTTTAAGACAATTTCCAGTACAAACATTTATATGTACTGTTTGTTATTGTTATTATTGATATGTAAACGTTTACACGTGTCTTATTTGCTGTCTTATTTTGAAAATTTTTGTCTTGTTTTTCTCAAAAAAACCCCAAAAACAAGACAAAAATTAATGTTTTAGACGGATTCTAAATCGGGTTTTTAGATGGCTCGTTTGTCTTGTCCCGGCTCGGGAAGGTGGTCGGACCACATGCCGGGTCAAAGACAAGACAAAAACAAGACAGACTGTTATTATTTTATATTGACAACATGTTTATTATTACCTATAATTCAAATAGGAGTTATTATGTCAACGCTGAAAAAGAACGCGAACATCACAGTAAACCTTGATGAGTCGCAATGGTCAGAATTCGTGGGGTTTTGTAGAGAGCACGACCTTGGGAGGGCAAAGGTGCTTAGGTGCCTTATAAATGGGTTCCTGTCTATGGAAAAAAACGAACAAATCCCATTCCTTAAGAAGTTTGCCAGGAGCGAAGTGGAATAGCCAAAAACAGCCAGGAGGGCCCCTCTACGGCCCTCCTGGCGCGCCCTGCGGGCCTATAAATCGACTCCCCGGGATGCTAAAAGCCCATTTTCTGGCCCTCCGTGGGCATAATTTTTTTCTCATGGGGTGTTGACAAAACAGGAAACGTGATCTATACTTAAGCATAAAGAAAACGGAGGCCCGCCATGAAAGACTTCAGTAAACAAACCCTCGCCATTCTCTCCCGCAAGGGGATCCCCGTTATGAGCGCCACCATCCCCAACCCGTTCAAATAACCCAGGAGCCCATCATGCATCTATTCCAATCCATCCTCGCGCTCGTCGGAGTGTTCGGTGTTACGTCATATGGGCCTAGGGTGGCGGCTGCAATTTTCAGAGAAAGCGCAGTAAGTTCGGACCATGTGTATTTCTTCTCTTTCTTCTGCGTCCTAATCGCGCAAAAGTTTTTTCTGTAATGCTTAATTACCTAGACCTCTTCTCAGGCATTGGCGGTTTCGCCCTTGGCGCATACTGGTCTGGATTCCGGTGCGAGAACCACTATTTCAGCGAGATCGAGAAGTATCCCAGCGAACTCTACAAGTTACGGTTCCCTGACGCTATCGCTCTCGGAGACATTGCAAAAATAAACGGTAAGGATTTACCTCATGGCGAATGGATCATCACTGGCGGTTTCCCCTGCCAAGATATTAGCACGGCTGGCAAAGGCGCTGGGCTGGACGGTTCGCGATCTGGCCTATGGTTTGAGTATGCGCGACTCATTAGCGAGTTACGACCTCGCTACGCAATCATGGAGAACGTTGGGGCTCTCGTTGGACGGGGTCTCGATAGAGTTCTCGGGTCGCTTACCGAAATTGGGTATGATGCGGAATGGATCGATATTCGCGCTTCCGACAATATCACGCCCGAAGGAGGAGCCCCGCACCGAAGGGAGAGAATCTGGATTGTGGCCTACCCCTCAGGCGAACAAAACCACGCAAAGCGGGGAATTGGTGAACTCGGACGGGACACCGTGGGACGGCCAAAAGAAGCCACACTCAAAGAAAACAGGGAAGCCCGTGACAACGGCATTGGCAGACGCGGTGAAGATGTGGCCTACCCCCACTTGCAACATGGTAAGCGGAGGAGCGAACCACAATTCGCCTCAAGTAAAGGCGGGTCATCACGGCATCAACCTGGCGGGAGCAGCGAAGATGTGGCCGACTCCTGGAGCGTCAGACTCAAAAACAAGAGCGACGAAGTCGTCGGTGGAGCGAAGGAGGCGAATCGGGAAGCAGATTTCATTGGAAGCAGAGGACATATACCCGAAAACATTCCCAACCCCAACGGCACACGACTACAAAAACGAAACCTTTCCACCGTCTCAGATAAATCTGAGCGAGTTGCCGTCTGTAATCATGCAGGCTGGAGAGACGGCCGGGCTATGCCTCAACCCGCTGTTCGTCGAGTGGTTGATGGGGTATCCACCAAGGTGGGCAGACTTAAAGGGCTCGGAAATGCAATTGTCCCTCAAATCGCTCAAATGATCTTTGAAGCAATTATGGAATCTGAAAAGGAATCCACATGACCAAACTCCAAATCCTCCGTCTAATATCCCAAACTGAATTACTAAAACACAATCTCCGCAAAAAAATCGAGTCCATCGGCACACGTGAATCCGCCCGAATCATCGGCATGAACCATGCGTATATTTCGAAGGTTCGAAATGGCGCTGTAAATATCAGTTTCGAGTCGGCGGCGGAAATGATGCTTAAGATTTGCGGAGAGTAACGGCGACGATGGCAAACAGTGCGCCCACAAGGAATGCAAATATTTTCAGGATAATCATAGACGTTTCCTAACTTCGTCCATGACTTCCGAATAATATTTGTCGGACCTCATCCCGGCGTCGGTATTACTTATCCCGCAATTGTATGCCGTTATAACGTAATAAAGTCCCTTGCCCTTCGAATTGTAATAATCCGAAAGCCAAACGATGGCATATCTTGCAACCTCTCGGCCTACGTTTGAATTAAATAACGCCTCGGGCCCAAGGTTCTGCCTTACAAACCAAACATCGGGATGGAACCATTTATATTGCGTATACATGATCTCCGAGACCATGAAATAGCCTCGGCCATGCTGCGGGCCCTTGTAACTAACCGCCCATTGCTCACCTTTCGATTCCGGCCAGATCAAAGAGTCTAGCAAAATATCCACGGATACCTCTCCTCGCAGGAAGGCGACCGTTGAAGCGGAGGATCCCAAAAAGCACGGGAGAGCGATAAAACAAATGGCAAGGCGGACGAAGTTTTTTAATCTGATGAAGTTTTTTAATTTTCCCATCGTTCCCCCTGGGGATTTTATCCTCTGGGTCTCCATTTTTCAACATATTTTTATCCATCCGCTTCCGTCTTCAAAACTATTTTAATCGGAATCGATACCGCATATTGCCTTACCCCCGCCGTAAACCTCACCTGCCCTGCGTTCTTCGATCCGTTTATCCGCTTTAGCATACGCGAGTAGTTGCTAGGCCATGCCGTGTTTCGTAGCATCGCCCTAATCCCATCATGCGCCGATGCGAAAACAACATCTTTGGTTTCGATAATGTAGCGGATCCCGTTGCGCTTCAAATATAACTCGGCTTCATTTTGACTTGAAATGACCCTCTCATCTTGCGGATTCTCCACGGCCACGCGCTGGATGAGTTCGCCCACGGTTACGTCAACCTGTTTGCCTTCGGAAACAATCCGCAGTTGCGACTGAATGATGGTCTGAAGACACGTATCCTCATCGGTTACGCTGCTGCGCTCTTCCTCTTCCCTAAAATCGATACCCTCTAGGAATTTGTCGGCAATTTCTCGCGTGATTTCCTTGGACGATGCCAGCGAGTAAGCCCCGGCCAGTAGCGCCCCAATTTGATCCCCGAGGCGCTGATTTTTGAGTAGCGACGCGGCCGCTTCGGAAAAAACCTTGGTA